CAAGAAATTTAACAAGTTCTGGATAATCTGTTGCGAAGTGTTCGGGCAGCACCTCATTAGTCTTATCAATAATAAGATTAAGCGGCATACGCCCTTTATAGTCGAATCTATGTGACATTATAGCGCCGCTCTAATTTCTTGATAGTCGATTTGGGCTGAAGCAAATGATCTTTCTGAATCAAGAACAAGCACATAATTTCTAAGTGGCCTAATAGTGCTTTGATTTGCGGGCACTGCGGAAATTTTAACTTCACTTAAGCCTCCTACTACTGACGTAGGTTTAAAACTTACTATGTCAACACTCCCTCTTGATGCATTGTATGAGCCAATATTTGTAACAACAATATCACCAGATGATGTTACAATTTCTAAGACGTTTGAGTTTAGTCTATTTCTAATACTGCATGTTATTCCATTATAAATGAAAGATGTTGAAGTGATAGAATATTCTGTAGGTGATGGCCCTAGTAACTCAACTGGGTATTTGAGTGTGTATGGTCTATCCTGAGACAATACCGGTGTTAGTCTTTGCTGAAGTTTAATTGACATTCTTGAGTTAAGAATTGCTGGGCTAATGTCATCGATATCAGCTAAAACTTGTGAACGTCTAAACGAGCTATTAAATTTGTTTAGATTGTTAGAAAAGAACAATGAAATTTTATTTTGAACAGCACCCTCTGTCGCATTTGCGGTAATGTCTGATAGGGAAGGATCAAAGTTAAAAAATGTCTGCGCTTCAATATATGTTGTCACTGCATCAGAAAATTTTGTGTCGACTGACATAATAGAAAGGCTATTAGACAGATTTGAAATAATTCCATCCTGGACAACCTTCTTAACGGCATCAGTTGTGTTTTCAGTAAACTTGAGAGAAACATAAACACTTCCAAAATCAGCCGGAACATTATCTTCCCCGCCCCACGCTGTTACATCATCTAGAAAACTTCCATAATTTTTGTTAATAAGTGCAATATAGTCATTTGCGGTCACTAGTCTATTTTGGGCTGCGTACGAAATAGGAGCATTTGATTTAATAGAGGCAATCGTTTCCTTTTCACCTCCACCAGACGACCTTGATATCGTTGCCACATTAATAGGATAGTTTGTGCCATCTACTGAAATTTCAACCTGAGGTGTGAATGTTTGTGCCGAATTTGCTGATCCTGAAGATGTTGAAAGGTATGTGACTCGAATGACTTCACCGGTCCGTGGTGTTCTACCGGTTGTTACTCCGTCGCCAAAGGTAATCTCATATCCACCCTTAGGAGACTCTCTTAGTGAGTAATATTTTGTGTCTACTGAGATTGTTTGTGCCTGAGATAACGGAAGATACACGTCAAACAGTTCAGACGCTCTTGAGGCATATACCTGAATATTTGCTGTTGTTGTATCCATATTTTCGTCGGGTATAACATACACAGGCTCAGATGTCGGGTCAGCAATGAATGTTTTTGTTCTATAAATTCCCTCATAAACATCAATTGACGTTGACCCATTAGATGTTTGTAACTGGTAGAATCCAGACCCATTATCAAATCCAATATGGTCTTCAATTGTCTGAAATATATAAGAGACATCTTCAACTGTAGTAGTGAATTGGCTTCCGGCTGGTAGCGTGATGGTGGCCGGTCTGTTTGATGCGGTTATTGAAACTGATAAGTTAAGAGCAGCTCTTGATGCTGTTTTTGATCTTGGTATATATCCAAGAGATTCTGATATTGCAAGAACCGAGCTTCTCAATTGTGCTGTTGTTAAAAATGATTCATTCAAAGCGAAGTTAGCAATCAAACCATTATAATGCGTATTATATGCTAAAACGTCAAGAATATTTGATAGACCAGATGCCTCAAAATCATAGTCGGCAAACTCATCGCTAGCAAGAAAATGTGTCTTTAATTGCTCTTTGATTCTATTAAAATCTAATTCAGTTGATTTAATACTGACTGCCATATTATCTTAGCCTTGTAATTGTTGTTTCGAAAGTTACTATTTCTGAAGTGTTTATCACCTGAAACTCAACTCTCAATCTCGCAGTGTTTCTATCTGGTTGTATATTTGGTATAACTGAAATGAATTTTGCTCTTGGCTCAAAGTTCTCTAATGCGAATCTAACCTGATCTGCAACGAGAACGTTACTTTCATCATCAGCAAGTTCAAACAGAAGTGCATTTAATCCACCACCGAAGTATGGATTAAATGGCTTTTCTCCTAAATCAGTTAAAAGTAAATTCTTGACCGCCTGTTTCACGGCAGCAGCATCTGTTTTCTTGTATACGTCACCTGAAGGTCTTTTAGCAAATGTTAGATCAATATCTGAATAGAGTCTGTTTCTAGAAGTGATAAGACTTCTAGATTGCAGATTGCCGTCTTCTACTGAAAAATATTTTCTAGCCATTGCGCTTCCTAATCTTTAGGTTATTTATATCAATTGGTAGAGTTAATCTGCTTCATCTGAACCGTCATTTTCAGTTTCTTCTGGATTTGCTACTGTCTGATCTGCTGGATCTAATGGCTCTTTTTTCTCAGTCAATATTTCCATAAATCCATTCTCTTGCTTTTTGCCATTATAGAATGTCTCTGTTTCCATTTTGAATGTGACCTTATAGTCTGCTGGAACTTCAGGCATAATGAGAATGATTTGAGCGTTTAAGTCGCCGAACGGATCATAGCTGTCGTAGTCAAGAATGATCTTATCATATTTTAAGTTCTTTGCCATCCAAGACGCGAGTTCAAACGTTTTGTATTTGTCAATTACTCCATTGATACCTAAAAGCTCATAAACTACTGCTCGGCCATTCTTTCTCAGATCAAGAATTCCGTTCTCTTCAATAGTTTCCGTGGCATGAGGAATGTAAAGTCCTTCAGCAACTTCAAGATTATACCCTCTATATTCATCTTTGTTTTTTCTAACACGAGTCAGGAATTGTGCCTGTAGATACAGATTGCGTAGAATCTGAATTTTCTGCTCAAGTCTAAACGTCCTATTGATTCCATGCGGATCACCTTTACCATAAGCAAACTCACTAAGGGAAATCCCCTGCGTAAGTTTCGTTCCAGGCGTAACAATCTGAAGTAGATTAGGATTGTATTGAGGATCAACAGAAACTGTTACACTCCTATTCGGCGCTGGAACAATTCTGGATTTAGCATCTCCGTCAGGAAGAGCCGTTGAAGCGACCTGTGTTAGCTGTGTTGGATCACGTGTTTCTCCAATGGCAGGAGGAACAGTTTCAACGTAATTTGGATTTAATTGATTTGTTACAACAGCATAGTTATTAAATTGCTGCGAGGCTGTATGGCCGTTATCTCGCTTTCTTGCTCGAACCTGTGATAGCGTTAAAGGTCTGTCTGTGACGTCACCTGTTGTCTCTGTCTTATCGATAACAGACTTATAATTGTCGTTTTCATCAATCGTGACTTTCTTTACACCATAATTCGAATTCAGATGATCCGCAACATTTGCAGTTGTGGCTTTGGCTGTACTTCCAGTATTATCCGACGAAGCATCACTGCTCGATGATTGTGACGCTCCACCGCCACCTGTTGCTGCTGCAACATTTGCTGCTAAAGCAGAAGACGCCGTTCCAAATAAATCACCATGAAATGATGCTGCATTTACGGTTCTTGCTGCAGAGACTGTTTTTGTGTTAACTGTTTCCGTGGCCCATATGCTATGTCCTGTAAACATATTGTAATTGTGCATAATCACGTTTTCGCCGCCAATATTACCAGAAGCGCCAAAGACCGATAAGCTTTGAGCACTAATGTTTATGTCAGGAGAAGCCGAGGTGACTCTTGTTTCTGAGGAAGAAGACATATCACCCTTTGAGGAAAAGTTTGCATTTCCACTCACCGAAACCTGATAGTTTTGTTTGACGAAATTGGTTGAACTTCCTGAGGCCATAGAGACATAATTTTCAGTGTATGTGTCTGCACGGCTTCCCTTAACCGTTGAATACTTGTTACCTAGATAAAGGTCACGTGAGGGTCCACTGATTGTTTTTGTTTCTTCTTTTGCTTGAACATTATATGCTCCACCAACATTGACATTAAAATCTCCGCCAACATTTAAAGTAAGATTTCCGCTATAGCTTACTTGACCGTCGCCAGTAACCACAAGCTTGTGTCCACCCGTAGCAACCTCTACCAGACCACCACCAGCAGCATTCACGATAACAGATCCATCAGGCCTTAAATCAATTCCGGTTCCTTGAGCGTGCTTGATTAGAATTCGCTCAGAGTTCTTAGTATCGTTATATTCTATAATATGGCCAGATGCGGTTTCAATAACTTGATTTAAAGGATACTGTGATTCAATACCGCCCGTATATTCCGACAGATCAATACCAGCCGCCGACCCAGGAATATCAAGTTCGTTTGCAGATGCCCCTGATCTCGCTGAGTGATTTACTGAGGACGCATTTTCGTACTCTCTCTTTGGATATTGTCCAGACTTGTCACCGAACGTAAGTTCATTTTGAGCAAAATCTTTTCCGTCAAGACGCCTTGATTTTTGGTTGTCAATATTAGTAGTCATTATTAATCCTTAAAAGAAATTTCTTAGCCATTGTGGAGTATTCACTGTCCTGCCGCCACTTCCCCAGAATCTCGTCGGGCCTGCTCCGTTTCTACCGAAGGCAATATCAATATGAATATTGCCACCCATATAATTAGGTCCTGCTCCGATAGCATATGCGCCTTGCTGTAATAGGACGCGCACACATCTGAGAACATCGGAATCTGGTGTTGATGTTGCAAAATTCAATTTCTTGTTTCCATTATATACCTCGCAATCAACAGCCCATCCATTATCGTGCCGCACCGAACCTATTCTAACTGGGCGTCCGTCGAGATAATATTCGTGCCCGCTCTGTCTTTTCCTGCTTGCTGGATACGCCTGCCATTCCGATAAAGGCATTTGACCGGCTGAGAAAACATTAAACGTAAATCCTGTTATCTCTGCTGCGGCTGCTAGTATATTAACAATCTCTTCACGCGGAGCTCTATTTCTAAAGGTCGCTC